GAGGTAATTATACATCTGCTCTATCATTTACAATATAAAAAAAAATTACGTTTAGTCATTTTGTATATATTTATATATATAATCTTAACAACACTAAATTAAAAAAATGGCAGATTCAATAAAGTTTACAGAAGAAGAACAAGAACAAATCTTAACTCTAAGAAGAGAGGTAGGTGAAATTCTTACTCGATTAGGTCAATTAGAAATTGAAAAGAAAAAAAGAATGACCGAGTTAGAATCATTTGAAAACCAACTCTTAGAAAGACATGGTGAGTTAGCTGAAAAAGAACAAGAATTGTTTTCATCATTAAACGAAAAGTATGGGGATGGTAGCTACGACCCTGATACAGGTATATTTACTCCACAAACAGAAGATTCTACAGAAGAATCTGAGTAAAATAGAGTAAATTATTCACTAAATGTATAGAGTGTTGTATTAAAACACTCTTTACCAAAATTAAATTATATTTATATGTGTATTTTTACACAAATTAACTAGGAGTAAAGTAAAATGGCAGAAAAGATAGTATCACCTGGTGTATTTACGAGAGAGAATGACCTTTCTTTCTTAGCACAAGGTGTTGGTGAAATTGGTGCTGCAGTAATCGGGCCTTTCCAAAAGGGGCCTGCATTCGTACCAACAGTAGTTAACACACAGGCAGAATTTGAAGAAATATTCGGTACACCCGATGGTTCTTATTATACAGGATATACAGTTCAAAACTATTTACGTGAAGCAGGAACAGTAACAATAGTTAGAACAGGCCACATAGGTGGTTATACTCATGCTAACCCATTTGCAATTGCAGTATCGGGTTCAGATGGTGGAAGACAGATTGTAGGTTCATTCCACGTTACAGAAAGAGGAGCACTTGACACAGGTTTTAACGATGCAACTGTTTTAGAATCTCAGGTATCTGCATCAGATTTCACTATTAGTGGTTCTGAATTAGAGTTTGAAGGTTCCGCATCAGTACTACCTTCATCTAACCAAGACATTCGTGACGTATTTGGAACTTCACCATATGGTACAAAAGGTGGATATGTTTATTCTTATTTTGAAAAAACTGCTACTGACCAAACTACATACATTTCTGATAGTGGTTCTCAAGTAGAACTTATCGAAATGGCTACACAAGATTTTTCACAAGATGTGACTCATGCCACTACTCCTTTTATTAAGTCACAACTTATATCAGACCAACGTTATGATTTATTCCGTTTCCATACTTTAGGTGATGGAACTTATTATAACCAAGACATTAAAGTTTCTATTTTTAATGTAAAAGCAGCTGGTGAATCAAACTCAACTGATTATGCAACATTCTCAGTATTAGTTCGTAAGTTCTCTGATACAGACAGAAGACCTTCTATATTAGAAACATTTAATAATGTTAACTTAGACCCAGCTTCACCAAATTACATCAAGAAAGTAATCGGTGACCAAAATAGAACTATTGACTCTAACGGTAAACTAAACGAAAATGGTGATTATACTAATCGTTCAAGTTATATTAGAGTAGAGTGTAAAGCAGAGGGTTCATTTCCAGTAACTGCGGCTCCATTCGGACACGGTGCTTACACTAACCCAATTTATACAGGTGTTGATGAATCATTAGTACCAGCTGTAATCTACTCAACAGGTTCAGCTGACAACAATGCATCATCTACTACAAAATATTCAGGTATGGATTTCGATACGGCAGTTGTTAAACTTAACAACAGAAACTATCTAAAACCAACACCTGCTAGTGCAACAGTTGGTGGTAATACTGACTTTGCATTTGATGCTACTAACCTTACTGCGGTTGTTGGTGGAGTAGTAGTTTCTAATCACGGATTTGGATATGAGATGACAGGTTCAGCTGCCGCTGATACTGCTAAACGTCAGTTCTCAGTTGGTTTCCAAGGTGGATTTGATGGAGTTTCTCCAACAGTAAAACCAATCAAAGCTGGTGAGAAAAACCTAAATACAAACGAAGAGTTTGGTGCAGGTAACTCACAAGGATTTGACTTATCAACTTCAACTGCTAGTGGTTCTGTTGCTTATGTAAGAGCAATCAATGCAGTATCTAATCCTGATGACTTTGATATTAACTTAGTAGCAGCACCTGGTGTTGTAAGAAGATTACACTCTTACGTATTCGACAAAGTTGTTGATATGGTAGAGGCACGTGAAGATGCGTTCTTCATCGGTGACCTTGTTGGTGTAACTTATGACTCTTCAACCGGTGGAGCAACTACTGACACTATTGCACAAGCTATTGAACAAGCAAATGCAGTTGATTCAAATTATGTGGGTTCTTACTATCCTTGGGTTAAAACAATAGATAGTAGAACAAATAGACTAACGGCAGTACCACCATCGGTATTGATGCCAGGTATTTATGCAGCCAATGACGTTACTGCGGCTGAATGGTTCGCACCAGCTGGTCTTAATCGTGGTGGTATAGTTGGTGCAGTATCCGTACTTAACAGATTAACACAAGCTGAAAGAGATTCACTATACGAATCTAAAGTAAACCCAATAGCAACCTTCCCTGGTGAAGGTATTGTAGCATTCGGTCAAAAGACACTACAAGATAGAGCTTCGGCACTAGACAGAATTAACGTAAGAAGATTACTTATCAAAGTTAAGAAGTATATTGCTTCTACTTCAAGATACTTAGTATTCGAACAAAACACTGCAACTACAAGGTCTAAATTCTTGAATACTGTAAATCCTTATTTAGAAGGAATACAACAAAGACAAGGTTTATATGCATTCCGTGTAGTTATGGATGAAACTAATAATACTCCTGATGTAATTGATAGAAATATAATGGCTGGTCAGATTTTCTTACAACCAACGAAAACTGCCGAGTTCATCGTACTTGACTTTAACATATTACCAACAGGTGCAACGTTCTCAGGTTAAAAAACTAAAAATAATATATTTATATAAGAATTAAGGGAGATAAAATAAAATGGCAGAAGTATTAGAATTTAACGATATGTTTTATACCAACTTCGAACCGAAGATGAAAAATCGTTTCATCATGGAAATCGATGGTATTCCTTCATATTTGATTAAGACTGCAAACAGACCGTCAATTACTTTTGAAAAAGTTACTCTTGACCATATTAATGTGAAAAGACAACTTAAAGGTAAAGGCGAATGGCAAGACATAGAAATCACACTATATGACCCAATTGTACCATCAGGTGCAGTAGCGGTAATGGAGTGGGTAAGACTTTCTCACGAATCTATTACAGGTCGTGATGGTTATGCTGACTTCTATAAGAAAGATGTTCAAATTTATATGTTAGGGCCAGTTGGTGATAAGATAGAACAATTTACATTAAAAGGAGCTTTTATTACTTCTGCTAACTTTAATGATTTAGATTGGGCTTCTAACGACCCATCAGACATTTCACTAACATTGTCTTACGATTATGCAATATTAGAATTCTAAACTTAATTCATGATTATTTTTTAAAACCTCTACTCACAAGGTAGAGGTTTTTTTTATGTCCAAAAATCAATATTTTTTACTTTTATATATTTATATATAAATAATAAACAAACGTTATGTCTGAATTACAATATCCAACCGAAGTAATATCACTTCCATCTCAAGGTAAAGTTTATCCTGAGTCAAATCCACTTAGTAGTGGTGAAATAGAAATAAAGTATATGACTGCTAAAGAAGAGGAAATTTTAGCATCTCAAAACTTAATCAAAAAAGGAGTGGTATTAGATAAACTATTTGAGTCTATAATAGTTGATAAAAAAATTAATCCAAATGATATTATTATTGGTGATAAAAATGCAATAATGTTAGCTACTCGTATTTTGGGTTATGGTAGTGATTATCAAATAGAAATAACAGATGAATTAGATGAAAAATCAAAAGTAGTTGTTGATTTAGCACAAATACAAACAAAAGAAGTAGATGTTGAATTATTAAATACAGACAATAAATTTACATTTACGACACCAGTTGGTGGAAATGTATTAGAGTTTAAATTACTCACTCATGGGGATGAACAAAAGATAGATGCTGATGTTAAAGCAATGCAGAGATTAAATAAGGATGGTGCATCTTCTGAACTTACCACAAGATACAGATATATGATTTTATCAGTAGATGGTAAAAATGATACTCAAACAATCAATAACTTTGTTAATAATAGATTTTTAACAAGAGATACTAAAGCTTTTAGAGAATATGTTAAGAGTATTAGTCCTGATGTGAATATGGAATTTGAATATGAAGACCCACAGACAGGTGAGAAGGAGGTAAGACCCATACCAATGGGCGTTAACTTTTTTTGGCCTGCCGATTAACTATTCTGTATTATTACATCAACAAATTTTTGATTTGTGTTATTATGGAAATGGTTTTACACAATCAGAAGTTTATTCAATGCCTATACACATCAGAAAGTTCTATTACAAAAAATTATCTGAAGCTAAAGAACAAGAGCAAAAACAAATAAAGAAAGCTCAACAACAATCTACCCCATCTAAAGGCCCTAATGTAAGAGTGAGGAAGTAATTTTTCCTCACTTTTTTTATATAATATATTTATATGAGTAATGGCTTGGTCTAAAAAATATAAAAAAAGTATAGATTGTTCTAATCCAAAAGGTTTTTCTCAGAAGGCACATTGTGCAGGTAGAAAGAAAAGACAGAGTGGTGGAACAACTAAATCTAAGTCAGTAACGGAGAATACTATGAATATAACTGAACAAGATAGAAAATTATTTTCAGAAATGGTAAAAAAATACAATCTGAAAAAAGAAGGTTTCTTATCTAACTTGTTTGTAAAAAGATTATCGAAGGCGGTAAAAAATGATAAAGATATTAAATCTTCTATTATGAAAGCCGATAAGGAACTTGAAGCAAGCAGACAACGAATATTACAAAAACTCGGTAGTGAAGAAAAAGTAAAAGAAGTATTACCACTACAAGTAAGAAAATCACTTGGATTTGACTTTTAAGGGATAGTAGATGACCCCAAGAGAACAGAAGGCATATAACGACGCTCTAAAAGAGACCCAATCTCTTAATAGAACTATTGCGTCTCAAATGGACAATTTGATTGGTAAATCCGATAAAAGAAATAAACTTTTATCAAATGAGTTAAATATTGCCAAAGATATACTAAATAATATCGAAAGTCAAGAAGATGTTGAAAATGCAATAAATAAATTGACTGCACAAAGGTCAAAAATAAATAATACTAATTTAGGTGTTAATAATAAATTAAAAAGCTATGCAGATGCTTTACTTACTGCTAATATCCAAACTTTAAAGACCTATAAACAACAACAGAAGATACTAGGTCAAGTACAAAATGTAGTTGATAGTATTACAAATTCTGCAACTGGTATGATAGATAATATATTAGGGTCATTAGAAAGAATACCTGTGATAGGTGGTTTTTTATCCGATATATTTAAACCACTTGGTGATACTACAAATAGAATTATCGAAGGTACATCTCGAAGATTTATGAGTAAATTTTCAGATGTATTTAATAAAACACAAGGTTCTATGGCTTCAAAATTTAAAGCCGGTTTTGGAGCTGGTATTAACGAAGCTAAAACATTTGCAACAAGAGCTATGGCTCTAATTTCAAAACCTATGATGGCAGCTGCAGGTATTGGATTACTTTTAGTTGGAGTGTTTGCCTTAGCAGTCAATGGTTTTAATCAATTAGAAAAAGCTGGTGAATCTTTTAGAAAAGAAACAGGTTTATTAATATCTCAAACGGGTCAACTTACTAAAGATTTAAGACAATCGGGAAGAGATACTGCTAAACTTGGTGCATCTATGGAAGATGTGGGTGCCGCTGCAGCCGTATTCGTGAATGAGTTTGATGGTATTTCACAACCATCTGAAGAAGTTTTAACTTCTATGGTAACCTTAAACAAAAACTTTGGTATTGGGGTACAAGAAGGTGCAAAATTAAATCAAGTATTTCAAGACCTTGGTAACTTAACTGCCGAACAAGCACAACACCTAATCGGTATAACTGCTGAAATGGCTAAACAAGCAGGTGTGGCTCCATCACAAGTTGTTAAAGATATAGCCGAAAACTCAGAAGCAGCCTATAAGTTTTTTGGTGGTTCAGTTGAAGAATTATCAAAAGCGGCAGTAAGAGCAGCTAAGTTAGGAACATCTATCGGTCAGGCGGCTAGTGTTGCGAGTAACTTATTAGATTTTGAACAATCAATTAATAAAGAGTTTGAAGCTTCGGCTATTTTAGGTCAAAACTTAAATCTAAACGAAGCGAGAAGATTGGCCGCTAGTGGTAATATATTAGAAGCACAACAGGCAACTGTTGAAGCGGCAATGGCGTTGGGTGATATTAGTAAGTTAAATGTATATGAACAAGAAGCCTTAGCTGCCGCAACTGGTATGTCTATACCTGATTTAGTTAGACAACAAAGAATCAAAGAAAGATTTGGTAAGTTAGATGAAGACCAACTAGCTGCAGCCATGGCTTTAGCTGACGCAGGTAAAGATATATCAAAGATAAGCTCGGAAGATTTAGCCCAAAAAACAAAACAATTAGCAAAACAACAAGAGTTAGCATCTGCAACTACACAATTAAAAAACGAATTTGGTGCAATTATCCAAGAGTTGGGATTATCACTAGCTCCATTGATACAATCATTTATTCCAATTCTAAAAGTTCTTGCTAAAACAACAAAATTAGTTGCATACCCATTACTTGGTGTAGCTAAGTTAATAGGATATATATTTGAATTTATTAACGATATAATGTCTGCTATAGGTAGCTTTTTTAGTAGTAGCCCATTATCTTCTATGTTAGGTATTTTTAGTGGGGGTTCTTTATTTAGTGGTGGTTTACTTGGTGGAGATTCTTCAAATACAACATCAGTTCAAGATGCAGTCATTTCACCAGATGGAGATGTAATTTCTACATCACCTGAAGATTATTTAATCGCTACAAAAAATCCTACAACTTTAGCATCAGGTATTTCTGGTGGTTCTGTAAATATGGATGCCGTAGTAAGTGAATTAAGAGAACTTAAAAGAGCATTCTTATCTAATAAAGATGTTTATATGGATTCAGTCAAGGTAACCAACGAAGTTACAAGAGTAAGTGAAAAAAGTTCTGATAATATATTTGGATTAGGAGCAGTATAAAATGCCTACAATATTAGAATTATTTAAAGATCCTTCAAAGTTTCAGTTTGGAACAAATTATGAAAGTGCGGTCAAAGATGATAAAAATATCATAGAAACTATTGCAAGTAAGACTTCTAAGATAAGAAGACAAACAGGAGTAGATTTAAATAACCCACTTATCTATGGAACAGGTACAATCCGTATTGCTAACAGAACATTACAAACTACCGAACTTCAAAAAAGTGCAAGATTTGATGATGGAACGCCTGTACCTGCAGGTGGTGGTGGATTACTTGGTGATGGTTTAAGTAAATTATCAGGTGGAAAAATTAATTCACTTTCAGAGGCAAGAGATGAACTAAGTTCTAAACTTGGATTACCATCGAAACTAATACCAAGTAAAATTGTATCTGACCCAATATTTTTAGATGGACAAGAACAAGATACTATTAGTACATTAGAAACTATTAAAAATAATGGAGAAGGAAGTGACCTTGGTAAGTTTCTAAAACAAACAGGTGGTGGTAATCCAAAAACTATTGGAAGAGAAGCAGTAGGTGGTGGAATTGGTATTGTAAAAGATAAAGTTAGAAATGCTGCTTTTGGGGAACCACAAACTTTAAGAGAAGTAACTGGTCAAAAATTACAAGATAATTATTCTTCAACACAAAAATATTCAGAAATATCTCAAGATGGAGATTCACTTAGAGATTATAAAAATGAAGGTGGTGATACTAATATCAAATATGCTAACCAATCAACAGATGTAATAAACTTAGATGAAGTATCACCTGTAAATAGAATTGACCGAGATAATACCTACTCTGTAAAAGATGGAGGTACTTCATTATTTAGAGGATTTAAAACTCTAAAAGAAAAAGGATTTGCTGATTTAAGTAAAACAGATGATATTGGAGATACTTTACTTTTAAAAGGGCCAAATGATGATTATACTAAAGATGAAATGGTTGATAACCAACTTATTCCATTTTGGGTAAGTGGTTTGAATTCTTCAAAACCTATTTTCTTTAGAACAACAGTTTCTGGAATAACAGAAAATGTTTCTCCATCTTGGGGTTCATCTAAATTTATTGGAAACCCATATAACTTTTACACTTATAGTGGAGTTGAAAGAAGTGTATCTATGAATTTAAGTATTTACTGTAACAATCCAAGAGAATTGGCTAAAAATTGGGAAAAGATTGAATACCTTACAAGTAAAACATATCCATCAATAAATAAAGATTTATCTTTTGTTGATGCACCATTTGTGAAGTTTAGATTAGGTAACATTTACAATGAAAAAATTGCATTTATTGAATCATTGACTTATACAGTACCTGATAATTCAAATTGGGAAACAGAAATAGATGGTTTATATCTACCAAAATTAATTGATGTTGCAATTGGATTTAAGTTTATTGAACAAGAAGGTTCGGAAAATGCTCTTTACAATTACGCAAGAAATGAAGAAGCTATTCAACAAATCCAAACTAGACAAACACAGTATGAAGATAATAGAACTTCAACAACTGTTACAAGAGAATCTGGTTTAGTACCTGGTATTAATTCAGATGGAACAACCCAAGACGAAGCCCCATCAAACCCCTTTGGTTTTAAAACTTTAGATGGTGGTAAGAGTGTTGATGAAAACAATCAAGACGAAGTTAAAAAATCAACTACATCAT